TGCTTGGCGAACGCCTTGCGCGCCGCGTCAACAGCGAGCTGACGGTTGGTGATGGCACCGGCGACCCGCTCGGCATTGTGGCGGCGTCGACGCTCGGCAAGACCTCGGCATCGGCCACGGCGTTCATCGCTGATGAACTGATCGACCTGCTGCACTCGGTTGATCCGGCTTACCGGGCATCGCCCAAGGCGCGATGGCAGTTCAACGACACCACGCTGGCATCGATCCGCAAGCTCAAGGATGGCAACGGCCAGTATATCTGGTCGATGGGCGATATCCAGAATGGCGAACCGGGCCGTCTGCTCGGCTACAACTACAGCGTTAATCAGGCTGTTGTGAGCGCTGCGACCGGCACTAAGCCGATCATCTTTGGCGATCATAGCAAGTACCTGGTCCGCAAGGTTGGCTCGCCGGTTATCGGTGTGCGCCGTGAATACTACTGGCCGAACATCGGCATGGCCGGGATCATCCGCCTTGATGGTGACTTGCTCGCCACCGGGGCGGTTAAGCACCTGATTATGGCTTGATGATGGTGGGCGGGGCTTCGGCTCCGCCCTCTTTTTCGGAGAATTGAAATGGCTGGAGTAGAACGCCCACAGGGCGGAAGAGAGCTTCGCGTCAACAGTGGCGGGATTATCACCAACGCCGGGACGCAGGCTTCCACGATTGCCGACGTTGCTGCCCTTACCGGCGGGGAGTCGCCCACTGAGGCGGAATTCAATGCGCTGGCGACCAAGTTCAACGCAGTTCTGGCTGCGCTTGAGGGTGTCGGGATTCTGGCGTCGTCATGAAGGTGAAATTGCTGGTCGGGCTTTCGGGTCCGGCCTTCACCCTTGAACCGGGCACGATTTACGAATGCGACGATTCCGAGGCCACGCGGCTGATTTGTGCGCGCTATGCCGTGCCTTTCGCTGATGACCAGATTGAACGCGCAGTCGCGCTGCCTGCACCCGAAAAGCGGAAGGCCAAGAAATGACGACAACGGTGACAAAGGTGGCGTCTGCCGCGTCGAGCACGACATTGCTTGAGGCGACCGCACGCGCAAAATACATCATCGAGAATTCGGATGCAAACCGGCTTTATGTGCGCCTTGATGGCGGCACGGCTTCTGCGACGGATTACAGTTTCTCGCTTGCCCAGAATGAGAACGCGGAGATCAACGCCATCGCCGGCAAGATCACCGGCATTTGGGCTGCGGATGGGTCTGGTTATGCGCACTTGAGCGAGGTCTCCTAAGCCATGCACATCAGGCTTGGTCTTGGTTTGGCGCGCGGGCAGTCCGGCAACGCTGCGCCGCCTGCTGAAACTTATCGCATCGAAATAGAAGCCAGCACGGACGACCTCCTGTTGGAATCTGGCGACTATCTCTTGCTTGAGAGTGCCCCGTAATGGCTGACACAAAGATTAGCGCACTGAGTGCAGCAACAGCACTGGCTGGGACGGAAGTAATTCCGGTTGTTCAGGGCGGCGTGACCGTCAAGGCAACGCCTGTCCAGATGGCGGCTTACATGAACCTCGTTGTGGAATCGACGAATGTTCTGGCTCAACGCAATGGCACGAATGCGCAGTCGTTTCTGGGGTATAATACCTACACCGACGCATCGAACTACGAGCGCGGGTTTTTCAGGTTTTCGTCAAACGTGCTGCAAATTGGCGCGGAAGCGGCGGGTACGGGCACAGCTCGTTCGATCAGGATAGGCAATCCCGGTTCCGTGGGTAGCGCATCCCCCACTATTACTATCGATCCAGCGGCTAGTGCGACGGGCGGAACTCAATCAGTAGTCCTTTCCGTTAAAGGAAATACCGGATTTGAGTTTAATTCGTTTAACAACACCAATATCGGCAACGGTAGTGGTTCAACCACGCTGCGCGCCAGTGCAAGCGGGGGTGTTGTAGTTGCCACAACCTTCCAGCAATTTGATGAGGTGACTGCCCCCTCATCCCCGGCAACCAATAAAGTCCGCATCTACGCCGAAGACAACGGCTCGGGCAAGACCCGCCTCATGGCGCTGTTCCCTACGGGTGCCGCCGTTCAAATCGCAATCGAACCGTAAGGAGCCAGCACTGTGGCTATCAAATCCATCACGCTCACATTCGCAGACGCCAACGAACCTGATATCGTTGTAGCCCTCAAGGCCAATGCAGCAACCGAAGCCAACCCAACCCCAACCAAGGCACAGGCATGGGACTGGTTCGAAGCCGCCTGCAAGTCGTCCTTGCGCGATGTAGTGAAGCGCCACCGCCGTGAACTCCGTCTCGCTGCCGCCGAAGCGGGTGTCGTCGATGTAGACGTAACCTGATGCGCCGCCTCCTGCCCATCGCCGCGCTGATCGCCGCCAACTTTGCGACGGAGTTCTAGCATGGCCCTGTCTCTGATAACACCGGCGGCATCCTATCCCGTGACCTTGGAGGAAGCGAAGGCCAATTGCCGCGTGATCGGCACCGATGAAAACACCTTCCTTGACGGCCTGATCGCGTCGGCCACGGCATATGTCGAGGCGTACACCGGGGGCAGCATCGAAGCGCAGACATGGGATTACACGATTGACGCCTTCGCGGATGAAATCGCCATCCCGCGCGGGCCGCTGCTGTCGATCGACAGCATCACATATCTTGACCCTGCCAACGCCACGCAGACGCTTGCGACCGGGTGGCTGGAAGACTTGCCCGGGGAGCGCGTTCTGCGCGATCCTGACGCTTCGTGGCCCGCTATTTCAACGCGCAAGAACGCGGTCACAATTCAATTCACATCTGGTTACGATACCGTTCCGGCGTCGATCAAGCAGGCAATCCTGCTGTTGATTGGCGATTGGTTCCGCAACCGCGAAAACACAGTTCTAGGACAGACGACAAGCGAGCCGCCGCATGCGGTCACCGCATTGCTCACCAATCATCGCCGGTTTGGATTCTAGGCGATGTTGGCGTCGGGACAGCGCGACGGGCTGATCACATTTCAGCGGGCAACGATCACCCGCAGCACCCTTGGCCAAGAGTCCGAGGCTTGGTCGACAACGCTCGGCACCGCATGGGCATCAGTTCTTTACGGCAAGGGGTCGGAACGGCGCGAGGCGGCGGCACAAGGCGCTAGCAACACCGCGACATTTCGCACCCTCTACAATCCCACGCTTGCGGCGGTCACCGAGAAGGACCGCATCGTGTTCAATGGCAACTGGAACATCACCAGTATCGCCTTGATCGGACGCAGCGAAATCGAGTTCACCGCAGTCATCAGAAAGGGTTGATGCAATGGTTATGGTACGATCGAAGAAGGCGCACACCAACGAATACGGCGACGCCATCGAGAAGAACGAAGGCGATGTCTATTCGATCCATGACGCTGATCACGCCGATCTTCTGGCGCGGCTTGGCGTTGTCGAAGTGGTCGCTGACAAGCCGTCGAAGACCAAGACGGATGAACCGGCGGCAGGCTGATGGCTTTCGAGGAAGACCTTGCCTCGCGCATCGCAGCGACGGCAGGGATTGCATCACTGATTGGGACGCGGGTCGCTTGGTATGAGCGCCCACGCAGCGGCGGTTTCCCCGCGATAGTCCTGACCAAGATCGCACCGGGCCGGGAATACAAGCTCTCTGGCGATGCCGACGAATTGGACAGCCCGAGGGTGCAGTTCGATTTCTTCGCGGAAGATGCCGCCGACGCGCTCTCGCTGGCCAGACAGACGCGGGCATTGCTTGAAACGTCAGCAACGCAAGGCTCAACCCTTTTCCACCAAGCAATGCTGGTGAGCGAAATCACCTATCCGCCCGAGGATTTGGAAGGCGGTGTGAAGGTCAATCACATCATCATGGATTTCGAGATTCCTAACCAACAGTCCTGCTTCGCACCAGCTTTCGTACCACTTGAGCCAGTCTGGCCCTTCCGTGGAGGGTTTGAGTTGTCCCCACCCTCCGAAGGTCCGAACGCGGCATTCAAGCCCACCATGACCGTCGCATAGACGGTGGCATAACCTAGGCGGTCAATAACCCCGCTGGCGTCCGATGGTGGCCCCTTGTGGTGCCTCTGCATGGCCCCGTGAAGGATCGCCCGCAGCGCCGTGAAGTTCGTCCCGGTGCGTTCCAGATCGTTGATGATCTGATACGTGGACTTCCCGTCAAGCAGGGCCTCGGCAACGATGAATGATTCAACGTTGAACACCAGCCGGAGGTTGTCGTCACCGTCTTCGAGCGTGACCTCGCCCTTGATACTAGCCGACGCCATATCAGGTCTGCGTATGCGCGCCGGTGCGCTTGAAGGTGAACGACGCCGTCTGCTTGCCCTGTACGTTCAAGCCATCGGGTCCGTACTTGGTGAGATAGCCGGAACCGGCAATCGTTGCGGTGCCGCCCGCTTTCTTGACCACTATCGAATAATCCTGTTTCGCGCCGCCGGTCATGGCGGTGATCAAGGCTGTATCGTTGGTGCTATTCGCGATGTAATGCACGGTCCCGGATATTTCGCCAGGATCATAAACGCCATCCGTGATGAAGTCCGAAGTCGCACCCGACGAATCGTGCGAGGTCAC